ATGAGTTGACAGATGATGAATGCGCCACTGGTGCCTGCCCAATCCGTTAAGGAACAACAATGGCCAAGAACACGATGAGCAAAAAAGATAAGACTAAGAAGTCTGCCTATCAACGTAAGGTCGAAGAGCAAGGGCGCACGGTAACTCCGCGCGTCCAAGCCCTCCTACCTATGAACACCGCTCAAGATAACTACATCAACTGTATCAAGCAGTATTCACAGGTCTTTGTCACAGGACCGGCAGGAACTGGTAAGACCTACATTGCCGCAGCGATTGCTGCAGACATGTATGCACAGAAGCGTGTTCGAAAGATTATCTTAACACGCCCAAACATTCCGGCTGGTAAATCACTTGGGTTCTTCGCAGGTACTATCGCAGATAAGATAGCCCCTTGGGTTTACCCATTAACGGAAGTGCTGATGCAGAGGTTGGGTAAAGGTAAGTACGAGCTAGCAATTAAGCGTGGTGATATCGAGATTGTTCCGTTTGAAGTCATGCGGGGTCGCTCTTTTAATAACGCTTTCGTCATTCTAGATGAAGGTCAGAACCTCACATCCCATGAGATGAAGATGTTTCTCACTCGAATTGGTGAGGAAACTAAGGTCGTCATCAACGGCGATATCTCCCAACATGACCTTCAGGGAACTTCAGGCCTGAAGATTGCTATCGACCTACTACATAAACACGACATCCCTGCAGCCCACTGTAACTTTACTCATGATGACGTTGTTCGTTCTGGCATCTGTGCCGCATGGACACGAGCATTTGATTAGGTTGCACCATAGAGGATTAGATTAATGTTCCCTTATATATCTAACGAACTACTCAATGAACTGAATACACGTTTCCCAGTTATGGCACCTCAATATCTTGAACAACATGATATGCTGATGTGGCGAGGCGGACAGCGTTCGGTCGTAGATTTCATGCAAACACTTTACGAAGAACAACAAGCTTCAAAACTAGGAGAATAGAATATGTGCTTATTCGGCGGATCATCACCAGCACCAGCCCCACCCCCTGCAGCCCCTTCGGCAGTTAATCCGGTCATGACAAATATGTATGACCCTAGCAATCCCGAGAGTGGGATGGCAGCGGAGAAAGGTTCGCTTCAAGGAAAAGCTGCGGGCACATCACAACTTAAAGTCGATCTCGATCCTACCGTGAGCAATCTCGGTAAGGGTGCTGGTCTTCAGATTAATAAGTAAGGCGTCATAAATGAGCATGGGAACCGCTGAAGCGCGTTACCACCAACTCGAACCATCGCGTCAATCATATCTAGATCGAGCAAGAGACTGCTCGTTGCTGACAATTCCCTCCCTGATACCGCAAGATGCCCACAACGAAACGAGTGATTTATATACTCCGTTTCAAGGCATCGGGGCGCGTGGGGTGAATAACCTAGCATCGAAACTCTCTCTTGCTCTGATGCCACCTAACTCCCCCTTCTTCCGTTTCATGGTTGAGCCATATACCTTAAAGGATTTGGCCCAAGATGAAGCAGCACGAACCCAGATTGAACAACAACTGGGTGAGTATGAGCGGGCAGTTATGTCGGAGATTGAAACGTCTGGCGACCGAGTTGCGGTACACGAAGCACTGAAACATCTTATCGTAGGCGGCAACGTGCTATTGCATATTGGCCCTGATAAAACACGGGTAATACACCTAGACAGTTATGTTGTATCTCGCGCACCTAATGGTGAAATCCTAGAGATTGTTACTGTTGAGCATGTCTCACCTAACGCTCTCGACAAAGCGACCGCTGCTAACATCGCTGGGAAGCTTGAGGGTGATGAGAAGACTGTTGAAATTTACACTCATATTGAGCGTAAGAACGACTTCTTTAATGTATACCAAGAGGTCAAGGGGACCGTCGTCACTGGCTCCAAGGGTAAATATAAAAAGAACAACGTACCATTCCTGCCCCTCCGTTTCTCCCGTATTGACGGTGAAGACTACGGACGTGGGTTTGTAGAAGAACTTCTAGGTGACCTCCGGTCCCTTGAGGGTCTATCCCAAGCAATTGTCGAAGGTGCTGCAGCCGCTGCCAAGGTTCTCTTCATGGTGAACCCCAACGGCACTACACGTATGCGTACAATTGCACAGGCTGAGAACACTGCAATCATCGAGGGTAACCGGAATGATGTATCAGTTCTACAGATGGATAAGTTCAACGACTTCCGAGTGGCCTATCAGGCTATGCAGGGTATCGAGGAACGCTTGTCACAACAGTTTATGTTGCAATCATCAGTACAACGTAACGGTGAACGGGTCACTGCAGAGGAAATTCGTTACCTCGCAGGTGAGCTAGAAGATACCCTATCCGGTATTTACTCTATCTTGTCGCAGGAATTTCAGTTGCCTTACGTTAACCGTAAGATTGAGGTCCTAACTAAATCCAAGAAGCTACCTAAATTACCAGACGATGTAGTTAAACCTACAATCGTTACAGGTATGGAAGCCCTCGGACGTGGTCACGATCTACGCAAGTTGGATATGTTTATTCAGGGTATGACGCAAGCTCTAGGGCCAGAGGTTCTACAGCAGTACGTCAATCTGCAGGATTACATTAAACGTCGAGCAACAGCTCTCGGTATCGAGACTGAAGGCTTGATTAAAACACAAGAACAAATCGCCCAAGAACAGCAACAGGCACAGCAGATGCAAATGATGATGCAAGCTGGCCCGTCTGCCATTCAAGAAGGCGCAAAAGCATTAGGAAACTCTTATGTTGAAAGCCAAAGACAACAAGGCAGTGAAGAAGGATAAGGCTGAAGAAGCCACTCCTGCACCCACACCTGAAAAGAAACCACTGGCTGCCCCTGCAGTATCTAAAGGCGTATCCAAAATTACTCGGATCGATTACTAGAACATGGCAGAAAGCATCACAATCACAGAAGACGATACTGGCCCAGAAGCACCTGTTGCGGAGGATAACCAATCTGAACGTCCTGAATGGTTGCCTGAAAAGTTTAGCTCTCCAGAAGACCTCGCAAAATCCTACAGTGAACTTGAAAAGAAACTATCAGGTCCAGCCGATGAAGCTGGTCCTGAAACTGAGGCACCTAAAAGTGACCAACCAAGTTTCGATAAGTTCTCTGAGGAATTTGCTAGCTCTGGTGAGTTAGGCGAGGAAAGCTTCGCAGAACTTGAGGCTATGGGCTACCCCAAAGAGATGGTAGAAACCTATATCAAGGGCATGCAATCCGCTCAGACAGCAGATGCAGACGCAGTGATGGAAGTCGCTGGTGGTAAAGACGGTTATCAAGAGTTAACTGAATGGGCTAAAGGTAGCCTCGAGAACAATGAACTTGAACTCTACAACCAAATGGTTGGGACAGGTACTGATAATGCTAAGATGGCAGTCGAATGGCTGCAGTCTAAGCGAGAAGCTATGGAAGGCTCTGAGCCTAACTTGCTCTCAGGAAAATCACAGGCACCATCCAAGGATGAGTTCCGTAGCACAGCGGAAGTTGTAGCTGCAATGAAGGACACCCGATACGGCAAAGACAGCGCATACACTGCAGATGTTGAAGCCAAACTGGGCCGTTCTTCGGTATTTTAAATACCTCTGGCGGGGCGCTGGGTATCAACCACGTCCCGTCAATTCCTATGACATGAGAACATCTAGCACACCTCTTTAGGTGGCTGAGACTATCAACGATGAACGACTAGGCCGGATGCGTCCGACAACCCTGACAAGTAGTAAGCGACAGTCATTCTCAATCTAAATTAAATTCCATAGGATAAAGAAAATGACCAATGTAACCGCATCACGCTTGGGCGTTGTCAACAAGGCAACTCCAGCGGATAACGCAGCAGCTTCGGCTCTGTTCCTTAAAGTCTTCGCCGGTGAAGTTCTAACTGCATTTGACGAAGTAAACGTAATGAAAGACCTACACGTCTCGCGCACAATCGCGTCCGGTAAGTCCGCGTCTTTCCCCGTAACAGGCAAAGCTAACGCTGCTTATCACACTGTAGGCACACCTTTGTTGGGTACACAGAAAATTGCTCACAATGAAATCGTTATCAACATCGATGACGTATTGATTGCTGACACATTTATTGCCAATATCGATGAAGCTAAGAACCATTTTGATGTGAGAGCAGAATACTCTCGCCTTCTCGGCATGGCACTCGCAAAAGAATTTGACACACGCACAATGCGCGTAGGTCTCTTGGGCGCACGTTCCGGCTCTACAGTAGCTGGCGGCAACGGCGGTACAGCTCTTGTATCTGCAACCGCTAAAACATCTGGCGCAGCTTTGGCTGCAGCTATCTTCGACGCAGCGAAAGCTATGGACGAGAAAGATGTTCCTGAGAACGAGCGCGTAGCTATTGTAGCTCCTGCACAGTATTACAACTTGGTCCAAGAGACTTCCGTCATTAACCGTGATTGGGGTGGAGCTGGTGTATACGCTGAAGGTACAGTTCTTAAAGTTGCTGGCATTCAGATTGTTAAATCTAACAACCTGCCAACAGCTAACGTCGCTGCAGTATCTGGCGAGAACAACACTTACTCCGGTAACTTCGCAACTACAGCCGCACTGGTTATGCAGAAATCTGCAATCGGTACAGTTAAGTTGATGGACCTCGCCGTAGAGCGCACATCTGGCGACTTTGAAGTCATGTACCAAGGTACATTGATGGCTGCTAAGTACGCAATGGGCCACGGCATCCTACGTCCTGAGTGTGCAGTAGAAATCAAAACTGCTTAAAAATTTAATCTGGGTTGGCTCTTTTATAGGGGCCAGCCCTTTTTTTTCTTATGAGGACATCATGACTAAACCAACGTCCATGACCGAGCTAGAAGCGGTCAACGTCTTACTTACTACAATTGGTGAGGCACCCGTTAACACTCTTACAGGCAATCAAGTGACTGACGTCTCTATTGCCCAGCAGGTCCTGAACGAAGTTAGTCGTGAGGTTCAGGCTCAAGGGTGGCATTTTAATACTGAAGATGGTGTTGAGCTTTCCCCAGATGGTTTTAACGAAATAATCGTCCCTGCAGATACCGCACGTATCGACGCAAGGGACTACAATATTGTACGCCGCGAGGGTAAGCTGTTTGATCTGGATAAGCGTAGCTATGAATTTTCATCTAAAATCAAAGTAAGCATCGTTTATTTCCAAGACTTTTTACAGCTCCCAGATGTTGCTAAGAAATATATCACAACTCGAGCTTCCCGTATCTTTTCGGATCGACTGCTGAACTCAGAAGTTATCCACAAGACGACCTCGCGAGATGAGCAAAAAGCTTTAATCGATCTCAAAGAGTACCAAGGCGATACCGCTGATTACAATATGATGGATAGCTTTTCAGTCTCTCGGGTAATGAACCGTGGCTTCAGTCGGAAGGTGCTATAATGGGTTCAATTAGTTCTGCTATTCCAAACCTAGTGCAAGGTATCTCACAGCAGTCCCCATCGTTACGTCTACCTTCACAGGCAGAGGTGATGGAGAATGCCTTCCCCTCTTTAGTTGAGGGACTAAGTAAACGACCGCCTGCAGAGCATGTAGCTCTCATGAGAAACTCAGAGACTACAGGCACGTTCACACACTTAATTAATCGAGACGTTAATGAACGCTACTTTGTGTTTATCGATGACTCAAATAGTGTATCTGTCTACGACCTCGACGGCGTAGCAAAAACAATCTCATACCCAGATGGCACCTCATACCTCGATAGTACCACACCCGCCGCTGACTTCCGCGCAGTTACAGTGGCTGATTATACCTTCATCGTTAACACGTCTAAGACTACAGCGATGACCAGCGCGACCTCCCCCCTATACCCATTCACAGGTTTGATTGCCGTTAAACAAGGTGATTACAACCAACGCTACACTGTATACCTAGATGGTGGCGTAGCCGCTGACATCACGACAAGCTCGACTAATCAGGTACAGACGCGGACAGATGATATTGCATCTAGATTGGCTTCAGCAATAAATGGTCAATCCAATTTCAACGCACGAGCTGATGGCTCTACAGTAGTTATTACTAAAACTGGTAACGCTTCGTTTGACCTCGCCACTTACGACAGCCTTGGTGATGAAGGCCTCTCGCCAACTGTAGGCACAGTACAACGCTTTGATGAACTTCCGAGCAAAGCACCAGACGGTTATATTGCTCACATACAAGGTGACCAGACAAACGACTTTGATGACTACTACGTTAAATTTGTATCAGATAACGGCTCCCAATATAAAATTGGTGACGGTACATGGATCGAATGGATTGAACCAAACATCGAATACGAGATTGATGCAGCAACGATGCCACATCTCCTCATTCGTCAATCCGATGGTAGCTTCACATTAGAGCAAGCAGAATGGGGCGACCGCGCGGTAGGCGATTTAATCTCTATTCCCAACCCTTCCTTTATCGGCGATAAAATCTCCGACACATTCTTCTTTCAGAACCGTCTAGGCTTCCTGTCAGGTGAGAACGTCATCATGTCGAGAACGTCAGAATACTTTGACTTCTTTGCGACAACTGCACGTACCCTACTCGATAACGATCCAATTGATATTGCTGCAAGTAATACCAAAGTTTCGATACTTAAACATGCTGTAGCCTTTGACCGTAAGCTGCTACTTTTCTCAGACCAGACACAGTTCATTCTGAAGGGTGCTGACTTCATCACGCCAAAGAACACATCGATAAACACCACAACAGAGTACGAGGCGAGTACCGCAGCGCGTCCGGCAACAGCAGGAAGTGTTGTATACTTCCCAGCAAAGCGAGGCGGTTTTACCGCTGTACGTGAATATTATGCTGTAGATGATACAGATCGATCAGATGCGCAGGATGTCACGTCACACGCAGCTAAGTATGTACCGAACGGTGTTTACGAGATGGCCTCTAGCACTGCAGAGAACGTATTGGTCTGCCTTACTACAGAAGACGCTAGTACCTTATACATCTATAAGTATCACTGGGCTGGCCGCGAGAAGCTTCAATCAGCTTGGTTTAAATACAAGCTAGATGGCATGGACATAATCAGCGCCGAGTTCATCGAGAGTTCATTGTATTTGGTAGGGAATAAGGCAGGTAATACTGTTTTATTGAAAATACAGTTCGACGCTGGACGTACCGATGCAGACCAAGAGTACGTCACTTGTTTAGATTTTCGCCTAGATAATAATAATGTACAAACACAATACGATGTAATAACGGACCAAACCATCATCAGGACTCCCTACACCTTAGATACCCCCGTAATCGTTACCCGTGGGGCAAATCATGGTACAATCATCAACCAAACTCCAATCGCTCCACACCAGCAAGCGGCAGGCCTCATATTTGTCGCTGGTGATAAAACGTCTACGGATTTCTACGTAGGCGAACGATACACCATGAAGTACGAGTTCTCTGAGCCAACGCTCAAAGAAACTACACCACAGGGCGGTCGAGTCGCTATCGCAGGTGGACGCCTTCAGATTAAGCACTGGCTACTCCGCTATCAAGATAGTGGCGATTTCAACGTAAAGGTTGAGCCACGCTATAAACCTCTCGAGGTCTACGGTCTTGGCGGTACATACGACTACACAGGCCGAGTAATTGGTGGTGGTGCGGGTGTTCTCGGGTCAACCACACTAGCTTCAGGTGACTTCAGATTTCCTATCATGGCTAAATCAGACCGTCTCCGAGTAATAATTGAAAGCGACAGCCACCTACCCTGCCAGTTCCTATCGGCAGAATGGGAAGGCATGATGCACCTTAGATCAAGAAGAGTAAATGGATAAACTTCTAACACCGACCACGGTGGGAGACGTTAAGTACATTGCCCCAAGATTACGCCAAGCAGATCGAGATGAGTGCCTAGCCTCAGTAGGCAAGGAACCTCTCGGTGTTCTACAGCAAAGTTTAATTCTTGGGGACACCACCCTGACCCTACGCGCACCTACAGGTGACCGCGTGGGTGTCTGCGGTGTTGTACCATCGCCTGCCATATCTGAAGCAGGAGTTGTTTGGATGGTCGCTACAGATGACATCTATCAGCACCAGATAACATTTCTGCGTAATTCAAAGAGAGCCTTACAGTATCTCTCTGAGGACTATCTTGTCCTTTATAACTGTGTCGATGCCCGCAATTCCGTCCACATCAAGTGGCTTCACTGGATGGGCTTCACGTTCATCAATAAGCACGAAAATTATGGGGCCGAGAAACGGCTCTTCTACGAATTTGTGAGGATCAAATAATGTGTGAACCAACTCTACTCGCTACTATGGGTAGTTCCTTATTCGGTGGTGGCGCGGCTGCGGGTACAGCACTAGCAGCCTCTAGCTCCACTTTAGCCATACAAGGTATCTCTGCAGTAGCTTCAGCAGGTAGCGCCCTAGCAGGTGCAGCAGCTAAAAACAAAGCAGCACAACAGAACGCCCAATCCGCTACAGACGCTTACTTCTTAAAAACCAAGCAGGCCAACCTGAACATCATGCAGGAACAAACCCAAGCTTCCCAACAGAAGCGGGATAGTGACCTGAAAGCTATGAAAGCGCAGGGCACAGCT